GCAGATCGATATCACTACTATCGACGTAGCTTTTTGTTGCGGCATCCTGCGCCAGTGAAGGATCACGCAGGTTACGAATACGGTTATTGAGCGCGTCATAATAGTTAGCGAAGATATTTGGCTTTTTCAGAGCCAAAGAGTCCCACCACCAACCGAATTTTTGGATAAGCATAGTCAGCTTATCAAGCGCGCGTTCATGGCTTGTCGCAGGAAACTTACCGGTCGCAAGATAACTGGTTAACTGGGTCGCATCGGGATCACGATAAATCAGTAGCGTAGCGCCACTGTGTGCGGAGAGCAAAGTCAGCTGACCGCCATTCTTATCGCCGGCGCCGTTCAGATAATAATCAACATCAATAGTCAGCGTAGTTTTGTTAAAGTCGTCACCGTTCTGTGTATACAGTTCCGCGACAATATGCCCGTTTTCAATGAAGTAGAAAGGGATGCTAAAAGGGCCAGTGCTGGTTGATAGCTGATACTCAACCGATGAAGTGTCGTTCTCGACCATCATCTACTCCAAAACAGTTCGACATGGTGGCATTGTCAGAATCGTTTTGAAGCTGGGCAAAAGTAAGGCCGCAATATGCGGCCCTGAGGGGTTATTTCTCGGTGGTTTCCGATGCTTTGGCTGCGACAGCATCATCAAATTTTTTCTGGAAGTAGGCCCGGATTGACCTGTAACCGCCCGCTACCAGATATAGAGCCGATACCACTACGCTGAAGTAAAGTAAGCCCATTTGCACGTTCGTCATTTTGTCTCCTGTCTTTTCTGTTCAATCTGGCGAATACCAGCCAGCTGGTTATTTGCTTTTTCAATGGCAGCAAGTAATGGGGTTATCCATAAAACAGCCTGGCAATATGTCAGTTCGCCGGCGGTAATGGTGCCAGTACTGGGCTTGTCAGATCCGTCGGTATAGGCGTGCACTGCGCTGGAACGTAAACTGTTCGTGTATTCGAGCAACCCACCAGAAACGTCAGCAGGAACAGGCATATCACACGTTTTTTCGCGCTTGAGAATCGTTCGATATTCAATGGTTTTTTCCTCTGTACCGGCATCTACTGCCCTGTTTTTTTCCTGGACATCGCCGCTTATAGTTTGAAAAGCAGCGATATTATCCGCCTGTATTTGGATAACCCTTGCCTGCAGCGTCACCTGACTTTCAGCCGTTTCAGCTCTGCTGGATGCCGAGCTATATCGATAGCCCAGCCCTGCGGCGATTGTGAGCCCGATGATAAGAAGAAGCATAATAACTGCCGCGGCGATGGATTCTGGTTTCACTTATCGATCCCCCAACACGTCAAGGCGCTTTCCTGGTCACGTCGCTCAACCTGACCGTAGCAACCTTTCTTCTGGCCTTTGGTGAGGCGGCAGTCACGGCCACCATCAAAGATCCAACGACGAATTTCAGAGCACGCCCCTTTACGGTCGCCCGCATTCAGCTTGCGGTAGAACGTGCTGGGGAAACATTTCCCCGGCCCGATGTTGTACGGGCAGAAGCTGGCGATACCAACTTTCTGTGGTGCCGTCAGCGGGACTCTGATGTTCTGGTCAACCCATGCCAGGGCCTTGTTACGTTCAATAGCGTTCACCTGGTCGCATTTGGCCTGCGTCAACTTCATCCCCTTCGTTACTGGCTTGCCGTCAATGCGGGTTGCCCCCCGACAAATAGTCCAGACACCAGACCCGTCAAGGTATGCAGTTAGACTGTTGCCCTCTTTCTCGTTCAGGAACTGATCCATGAGCGTTGGCGCGGATGCACCGGCGGCAATTAGCGCCAGCATGGCTGCACTGAGCTTTGCTTTGGTCGAAGCCATATTATTCTTCCGAGAACTTGCCGCGGCGATACGCGAGCCATTTGAAGTAAATATTTACGAGAAAGGTCAAAGCGGTGAACACCAAGCTGCCAATGACGCCAATAGCTGCCCACTGGCCGGGGGTGTATGAATCAAGCAGCTGCGAAAACCAATACGTAGCGCTGACTGTTGACGTCCCGTAGGTGATGACCTCGGAAACTCTGTGTGTCATTTTCATCGTTCCTTACCTCCCGGCCGGGATGGCTGATTTAAGTGGCAAGGAAGATTTTGATAGGGCCTATCACACTGGGCAAAAGCTGATCATTTATCAGGATTCATGAAATGAAACAGGTGCTATAGTGGTTTTGGGATTATCCCTATGGCAATGATTAAGGAATGACGAATGAAAAAAATAATCGCTCTGTTACTGGTTGCAGTATTTGGTGTGATGTCAGTGTCGGCGATGGCTTGCCCGAAAGGCACCCACCCACATGGCGGCACTGGTTCTCATCATAAAGGCGGTACCTGTTCCTGATAGGATTTAAAAACTACACACAAGGCAAAAAGCATGAAAAAATTATTCACGGTGTTATTTGTTCTGCTCTCTCTGGGGTCTGTGACGCAGGCCTATGCTGGAAACTGCCAGCATCCTGACGATACCGCTGCTGACGGTTCACGTTGTGGTGGTCGTTCGGCTGACTCTCGCCCGGGCGGGCAGTAATGATAAAGCCCACCATGCGGTGGGCTTATTTATGCCGCAGTACATTTCACCACGCAGCTCACCACTGTTTAAATATCAGGGTTTTCTCTTGTCAAATGTCAGATTATGTTTCTACCTATCACGAATTTTTAAGAGCATTACCATATGGAAATTTTTTGGGTTGTGGTGGGCGTTGTGGTTGTGATTTTGTACCTCATCAACCAGAACAAAACCAGAGTGACAAACAGAACTGAGATAACCAGAGATCGCAAGATAAAAACGGATGACGGCGAAATCAGCATTCGTGAACGACAGGTTATAGACAGTGTATCAACCCAATACACTAAACCAAATACAGTGAACGTCGCACAGCCGGATTATGACAACGCGGTGATATCTGATTACTACAAACAACTAGCTAAGCAAAAAGCTATTGAGTCTCTAAGGCAAAACCAAACACAGCCTGTTGCATCAAGCAGACCTGTGGAGAAGATAGTCAACCCATTGCCAAGAGTTGAGCAGAAACAAATCACACCTAAAACCGAATCTGCGCCGGTGGAACACAGAAAAGTGTGTACCAGATGCAGTCGCAATCTACCGATGGATAAGTTCAGAAAGTCGAGCAAGTCCCATCATGATGGTTACACCACATGGTGCGCCCATTGTCTTGATGGCCCCAAAAACACTAGGCACACCAAATGGTGTCCAATTTGCGAGATCCGCCGCAAACGAACCAGTTACTATAAGAATGCTAACAATGCGGACGGATTGATGTCATGGTGTAAAAGTTGCTGGGATTCTTATCGAGGAAGAAGTTAAGCCCACCTAAGTGGGCTGATTATCTGTTATATTAAAAAGATACTTCTGTAATGGTGAATAATAATGAACCGTGAGTACAGCCAGGTAATATATCTCGCGATCGGTATTGCTATAGCAATCAGCTTTGTTACCGTTCTGAATGATGGGTTTTCACTGCTGAACATTTTGTGTGGCCCTTTTGCAGTAATCGGAACTGTTGCAGGATTATGTATCGCTTGGTATTCCACTATCGGCATCAATAAAATCCTGCAAAAATTTGGGTTCAGGGATTACTGATTATCGTCCCAACATAAACTGCGAAGGCGGGATAATAAAGTCGTTTCCCTGCTCTTCCTTCACGCGCTGCTGGTAGCGTTGCAAAGAGCCAGGTGACATCCATTCCCGCATCTGGTTCAGGATCAGGAAGTCCATCACCGGGCGCACCACATGCAGGTTCATGTACGGCGTGTGGTTTATCGCAAAGTTGAAGTAATCAGCGGCTTTCGCATCCCCCTGTTTCGTCAGTCCAAAAAGATTAACCAGTTGTGCTGCATCTGATGCAAACGGACCAGCCAGCGACGTCGCCGGGGTATTTCCGAACCGGTTGTACTCCCCAAATAGGAAATCCCCCAGAATACCCAGCCCACCGCCCTGCGCCATGGCTGCTGTCCATGTACTGACATTGTCGGCAGGGCGCGGGGTCTGGCCCCTAAGCATCAGCTTCGTCTGCATGGAGAGATAACCGAACGCCGTCGCCCACAGGAAAAGCTGAGCAATGCCCATCAGCTCACCGTTTCCATTACGCATCGCCCGGATCAGAGCGTTATTGCGAAAGGTATTATTCTGGCTTAGTGAACCAAAATCATAACCACGCCCGTAGAGCTCTCGACCGATCGCGTTCTGCATAAAGCTGGCTGTAAAAGATTTAAACTGCCATGCAAATCGCAGCATTTCGCCATAGGCAGTGCCTCGCTGCATACCCTGCTTCATGATCGACATTGTGCGTGCATCCGGTTCGTTCAGAGCTACGCCAACGCGATCGAGTATATAACCGCGCACCTTATCGGAGAGAAGCTCGCGAGCGTATTCTACTGAACGATCATTGATTTTTATCCCGCGGTTGGTGAGGTAATTCTCTATATCTGTTCGAGGTATATCTGCTACTCCGTCAGGAGTCATGTAGGCGTTACCGTCCGCTGCGTGCAGTTTCATTTTGCTGAGCGCTGCCCATTCGTTTTCTTCAATGCCATGCATCGATAGAACCCGGCGCAGTTCTTCCGGAACATCACGGAAAGATTTTCCGGCATGCGCCCCCATCCACTCAGAAACCATCATGCCTGTACTGTAGCGGCTGCTGTTAGTCCACCAGCTTTGCAGGTTCAGCCGGAAATAATTTCGCATTGCTCTGTTAACTCTACCGGGCATCGAATTGTCAGCACTGAAGCGATAGATTAGCTCATCTTTCATCGCATCAGCATGTAACCCGATCGATTTAAGCACCTGCTGACGCTCCGCATTTTTCCAGCGCGTTAACTGGACTTTATTGGCCGTAGCTTCCCAAACAGAGCCCAACATATTTCGTCCCTGATACCGCATCTCCATAGCTTGGGTAGCGATATCATTGAATGATGAAATCATTGAGCCGCCGAGCTTCATCATGGTTTCTATCGCGCGGGTTGTTGCTGCGACCCTGGCGAGCGCGGCATTACCGGGAATGTTGGTTTGCCCGGTGATTTCCTTCAACTGACTGGTCAAAGATGTGTTTCGTTTCTGGCGGAATTTATTCAACGCATTATCATCTTTCGCGGCTTTGTAGCGCTGTTCGATCCGGTCGGCAAGCTCATTAAACATGTTTTCCGGATTGGTACCCATACGCCGCATCAGTCCGGTAGTTTCAGCTGAATGAATAAGACCGCTCCCCACGGCTTCACGCAAGTTACCCACGCCAAATTTATCGTTGTAGCGGTACCACGACAGACCGTCTTTGAAATGCAATACGCGTTCCTGGCTCGCCCGGCGCGCAACGTTGGTGCTACCGCCTTTAAAACCCGTCATCCAGTCCGGGCGGTCAGTACGTAAATGGACGCCGGAAGACAGCCCCACGTAAACGTTATGCAAAAAATCGTCGATGACCGCCTGTGATGGCGACAGTCCGCCCGGCGCCGCCGGATCAAAACGCGGGATCCGCCCAGCGACGCTCACCCACTCGCCGCCGTCATTCCGGAAACCAACGATATCACCGAGATCGATATCCTGCCCGTTAGCCAGCAAATCACCATTGCGGAAATTCGCCCGCACCACCTGCCCGTTACCGCGCATGAGATCGACATTTTCGCTGACAATACCTTTGATATAAAAACGTCCATCAGCACGCTGCGCCAGCGCTCCCACGTTTTCAGGTTTCAGTGGTTTGGCCGGGCGGGCACGTCCGTAAATCTGGTCTTCCGTCATCACCGTCGCTTTTCGAACGGTCACGCCGTTTTGACCATTAACGTCCAGACCTTCGAAAGTCCGAGGGTCAAGCTCCGGAAGGATAGCATCACGCCAGGCCTCAAAGCCTGCGGTTCGAATTTTATGGATATCGTGAGACTGGCGGGCAATATAGCCGGGCAATTTGCCTATCGACGCGCCAGCACGGTTTGCATCGATGCGGGCTTTTTCCTGCCACTTCTCCAGCACGCGGGCAATTTTGATTGCGTCTTCCGGGATATGCCCCACATCAAGGTTGTTACCCAACCGCCACATAGCATCAGCAATATTCTGATCCAGTGAGCCATTAGCAAAAACAGGTAAAACGCCCTGCGCTTCCAGATCATTGGCAAGACCGGAAATGTAGTGATCGCGCAGTTGTCGCATGTTATTAAACGCGCTGTCGCGGGAACCGGCCACAGCCTCATTGCGCCCCACCATGATAGCGGACAAGGCGAGATCAGGGCGTCCACCGAAGGCATCAATACGCTGAAGGTTCTCATGCATCAGGCGCAGATTGATAACCCGGTTTCGCGCTTCGATGTGCTTCGCCAGCGCATCATCACGCGCCACTTCATCAGCAGCACGGAGAGCGGCTTCCTCCAAGGATAACCCCTGATTTTCTGCCCGTATACGCGCGACAGTAGATTCCATACGGGTAACCAGATCCAGCATCTCATCCTCACCGAGCTGGCGCCCGGCCGCCGTGTTTACTGCCTGCTCGCAGGCTGTCAGAAATTCACCCTGTGCCATTAGATGGCTCTCCTCAACATACAGGCAGCAAATGCGCGTGCAGCCTGAGCAAAACTCATATCCCCGGCCCCAGCCTGAATTTCGGCAAGGTGGGCGTTTATTTCTGCCTGATTTTCCAGCCCATTAAAATGCGCCTGGGCCAGTTCCATTTCAGACTGCAGGTCTTCCTGCGCTGCCCGCAGTTCGTCGTCTCCGCGCTGCTGGATGGTTTGTTCTGCATCTGTGCTGGCTGCACGTGCGGCCGCATCAGAATGCCGCTGGTTATCAGCCTGCATCTTCAGGCGATTCAGTGCAGCGCTACGTTCTGCCGGATCTGCAAGACGGAAAAAATCCTCAATATCAGGATTGTAACCGTCTACTGCCTGGCGAATCGCAGACCTCAGTGCATTCTGGCGAACAAAGATATTCGCATCGCTGAAACGCTCAGACGCGGTTCTTACACCGCCAGCCAGCGGAGAAACCTGCAACCCTTGTTTGATTTGCCCGGCCCTAGCTTCAATCAGACTTGCAAGATCATCCGGAATCTCCCCACGCTCAAGCTGGCGTAATTTGCCGCGTGAGATTTCTGCGTCCCGGTTGGCAGAAATTTCTTCGCGTAACCGTGATGTCGATTCCTCAGTGTTCTGGCGGATTTGCTCAATATCTTTTCGCGCACGGGCTTCCGCCTGTTTTCGGCTCATGCGCTGGCCCTGATACTGTTTTGCCAGGTCACGGAATTGCTGATCTGACTGCTGCAATGAGACTTCATTTTCGGCAATCTGCCGGTTGATGTCGGCAATGCGGGGCGACTGTCCGTCAAGCTGCCCGGAGAGAGAATCACGATAGGGCTGAATAGTTTCGTTCCATGCACGCTGCCAGGCATAATCATCAAGGCCAGTGTTAATGGTTCGGGCCAGGTCAGTCTGTGCGTCGGCAAAACTGTCACGCAATACAGGGGTGTTGTCCGGGGTGAGCCCAGCGGCATTAACGATATCCGCCTGCCCTGCTGGCGCAGCGTCAGAAACCGCCTGCGGGTTATCCTGCTGTAAACGCTGCTGACGCCTGGCGGCTATTGAATCACGAATGGCACCGCCAAAGGCATGCAATCCACCGCCGGCTATCGTGTTCATGAAGAAATTTTCCACTGCCTGGCCGAGGGTGTAATCATCACCTTCAGACGCTGATGCCAGGGTATTAATAGGTTCAGCAACCAGAGACTGGACGGCACCGGCGCTGGCACCCTGTACAAATCGCTGTGCAAATCGACCTGCAACGCTGGCCGCTCTCACCTCCCCAAGACCTGGAACAAACCCCAGAGCAAGGTTACCTGGGTCCGTCATTGCGCCAGCCAGCCCCGCGGTAAAAATAAGAGGTGTTGCTACGCCGGAAGGCGCGGACTGCAATATTGCTCGCCGCTCCTGTGTCGCCCGGCTTGTCTCGGTTACATGGTCCAGATACGCTTGTGTTACACCCTGTTCGGGTACTTTGATATTTTTGATGCCCAGAGAGTCAAACTTTTGCTGAGCCGTCTGCTGATCTACTAAAGGAGATGTAGGATCATTAGCATAGGCCTCGGATTCAAAAAACCGACTTCCAGCGTTGGCTGGTCCTGAGCGCATTCCTTCAGAAAAAGCAGCCCCCAAAGCCTGACCAAATCCGCTTTCAAAGTTACTACCTGGCTGCTGCAGGCCTGAACCTGCGTCACCATCATCAACGAATATTGGCATTGGTGTCCCTCATTCCTTCAGTAAAGGATGGGCCGCTTTGCGACTGGCCGCCGTACGTTTCACGTAATCCCTGAAGATTCTGCGCTCGCGCATCTCTTTCAGTCCCTGGAGTATACGTCGTCTCCCGGGATGCGAATTTTTTAACGCTCTGCCACCAGGATGGGTCAGCTTTCGCCATTTTGTCGAGATCCGCAAAGCTAACGGTAATCGGATTTCCACTGGCGTCATTCTGTACGTTATTGCCCAGATACAGCACCAGACCGGTATCATCCGAGTTATTTACCCAGTGGGCGTTATTTTTCACCTCATAAAGCGTTTGTGATTTGGTGAATTCGTCGGGCGTTTTACTCCCGAAATTAAGAGGCTGAAGCTGATCTGTTGTCAGCTTATCTTTAAACAGGCTAGCACCGCGGGCGATGTAATCTGGTTGATAGCCAAGATAAGTTGGAACGCGATATGTATCGTTGACAGTGTATTGACTGGTGAACATATCGGCAGCAGCCTGCTTTGCCGCAGCGCCTGCATCCATTCCACGTAATACGTTGATCATCGTCAGCCGCTGCCCCTGTTCGTCAAGCGTTGACCAGCTTCCTGCACCGCCGGGCTGCACAAGCATCGTCTGACGGAAATCTGCAGACGCATCGGCCCATTCTTGCATAACGGAGGTGTCTGACCCCTTTCCATTTTTTGCAACGACTGACTCTTTCAGGGCTGATGTTGGCGTGTTTCTTTCCTGCCACAGCGGTACACTTGCCCGCGGATTTCCAGCTGATAATGCACCAACCAGAGGACCATTTTTATTTTGCCCCATAATCTGTCGGCCGACCGCCTGCGAATATGGCCCAAACGCGTTCAGCTGCTGCCTGATGGATTCAACCGTTGTTTCTTTGTTGTTGTTAAATCCTTCAGCCATAGCCTGCGCTATCGAGTCAGGAAGCACCTTCTGACTGCTGATACCGAATCGACTTTTCTCTGACTGCACCGAAGCAATAAATGACTGTGCCATAGCAGGATCGGCGGGGTTTTGTTGCCATGAGTTATATGCCTGCTGCACAAGTGGCGAGTTTTTCATAAACCATGCGCCGGGATCACTTTTGCGCTGTTGAGTTACCTGCTGCAACTGGGCGGTAGCTTTCTGGTATAAAGACAACTTGCGATCAAAGTCAGGGTCGTTAGGTTGCGGGTAAAGCGCCTGAACGCTCTGCTGCGCCATCGCGACGGGTTGGGTCATTATCGTGTTATATGTCGGCACCAGCGCTTTTGTCGCTTCATACTCATCATACTGGCGGTTGTATTGTTCAAGCTGCGGCGCTGTTGCTCCCTGCGGCAGATATGAGAGATATTCCTGGCGAGTGACGTCACGTGTGGGCATGATCCCGTTCTGCATCTGAGCCATATTATTTTGCATGGTGTCCTGCAGGTTCTGCATGCCGTATGCGCGCTGCCGGTTTACTTCCGCGGATACCAGACCTAAAAACTGGCTCTTCTGCTCCGGACTCGCATTCTGATACCAGGGCATTTTCTGGATCTGCGATATCTCTGCTTCCGGCGGCAAAGACTGAGCACGGCTTAAAACATTCATGGTGTAATTACGGGTTTCGCTAAAAGGTATCCCGGCAATAAACTGATCGCTGGAAATATCCCCTTTATTGGGATCCCCTAAACGAAGGAGTGCCGGATTTTTTCCGGTTTTATTCGTACCGTTAATCCAGTCATCTACCGCACCAGGCCCGGCGTTATATGCAGCTACCGCGAGTGCCTGGTTACCCCCGTATTTTTTGGTAAGATCCTGGTGATATAGCTGACCTATCTGCATGTTGTAACTGGCGTCAGACATAAAGCGTTGTGGGTCCCACTGCATGCCATGTTTTTTGGCCGTTTCTTCAGCTGTTGCTGGGAGGACCTGCGCTATCCCCATGGCGCCAGCCGGCGAGGTAAGCGTCTGACCATTGCCATTAAACTGCCGGCCGCCAGATTCCGCTGGAATCATCGCTGAGAAAACTTTGTCAGATGAAAGGTCGCCAGGGGTAAAAGTCGTTGGAGAGGTAAGTTGTTTTGTCCGCCAGTCTGCAATATATGCCTGCGTGGCGTTCTGAGACATCTGCTGATCAAGTCTGGCTATCCGGCCGTTTACTTCATCATCAGATTGTCCGTTTGCGGCACCGTAGGTCCGGATAGCATCAATTGCCTTTGCTCTGGTAACGGCATAGTTTCCCGGGTCGCTGCGATAAGTTTCGGCATCATTCACAGCCATCTGTAGACGTCCATCCAGTTGCCCGCGGCTGTAGTCCTGAAATTGCTGATATTCATGCGAATCGGCAGAACTCTGCAGCTGCAGGCGTGTTGCCGCTACCTGCCTGTTCCAGTCATCTCTCCTGCCTTCTGGTATGGTCTGCCCCAGTGTGCCGGCGGCCTGATCAAATTGCTGTAGGGCATCATCAGAAGAGCCAATAGCATTTTGTCCTTGCTTCTGGCGAACCTGGTTAAAAAGGTTGTATTTGATGGTGTCCAGTTTCAGTGCGCCGTCCTGTAAAGCCGTGTCTGAAACCTGTCGCGTAATAGACGCTGTTGCCCTGGCGGCGGCATCCGCACCAGCATTCAGCATTTGCTGATCGGTTGTGTTATTGGGTAAGTCTACCGGCCCGGCGCCAATCCCTTGTGTCGTCACCTGACGATCGTAAAAAGGTAAGTTAGGCATTTTTGCGTCCTATTTCTGTCCGTATTTTGCGCCAAGGAACGTGCTACCAATCTGCGCGCCCGCGCCCAAGAACCCCAGCAAACCCGGTCGAGCAGCTTTAGACTGCTGACGCATGGCACCAGCCTCATTCTTCAGTGCATCAGACTGGAGAATGCCCTCGTTAGCTACCGCGTTCGCATCCTCCTGGATGTTAAGCGCGGTCTGCCGGCGCAGCAGCGCATTAGTGCCGCCAAAGCCGGTACCGCTCGCAGCAATACGCGCATCCTGCTCTCCCTGGAACTGGGCGCCACGACGGCGAATGAGCGCCGACTGCTGGCCTGTGTTTAAAATAGTCTGGTTTGCTTGCTGGTCGAGCAGCTGCGCGTTGGTGTTCAGGTTACTGGATTGCTGACGCGTGCTACTTAATGATGAGAATGCATTTAACGCAGAGCTTGAGGTTTGCGCTATTGGTACTGCATTATTTTTGAAACTGTCGCCGACCGTCTGCCAGTTTACAGAATCCATAGATCACCTCGTTATCGCCCACAGGGAAGAATCCTCTCCCCTGTGGTTAAATTTCTTCAGATGCCCCTCACATCGCATACCCAGCATCGCCAGCATTCTTTCGCCTTCCGGGAATGTGGTGCTGGCCTCGATGCGGTGATAGTTCGCCAGCGCCCGGTGTAATTCCCGGCGCGTTGCCCTGAATATCTCCGGCCAGAGGTGAGTAATCCCGGCCGAAATCATCATCCAGGCGTACCCTATGCCGGAGTCAAATACCAGTCCGTACTTTTCCGCGGGTACGATGCCGCCTATAGCCACAGGCTGGTCATTGTGCAGACAGGTAAACGCGCCGACACTAGCGATGTTCACGGCGTGCTGTTCAGTCCTGATACTGCCGACCTGATGTGGTTGCGGCGTAATGGCTACCAGGTGCCAGGGCTCAAACGGAACGACCATCAGCCACCCAGCAACGTCTTCTGGCCTGAAGTATTAGCGGCGGTTCCCGAAGCTCCAGTAACGTTGCTTTGATTCCCCTGCCGCTGCCGGCGGCGCAGCAGGTCATCGGATTCAGCAACTGAAGCATCCTGCGTAACCTGCGCCGATGGCTTTATGACGCTTCCTTTTTTATTTGCGCTGGAGATAGCTGAATAAGTTCCTGCACCAGCCGACAGAACAGCGGCACCAGCAGCCCATGATGCCGGGTCAGTTTCCAGTGTGAATTTGCGTTTAAACAGCATGATCACCTCACGATTGAAAATAACCTGGCGTCACAGCCAGGCTTATAATTTCGGATAATAGCGTCCTGCTGGTAACTAAGCATTTTTGCAACGCGGGCAGACAGGTTATCGGCGCAGATACATTCCACTCGATAATTTTCGGATAACGCTATTTCGGTAAATCGCAGTGCAGCACGGAAAATATGAACTGGGAACTGTTCTGCACCTGGTACGGTATGTAACCAGAGTCTGACCCTGCCCGGGGCTAACTGAATGGCGCCACCAGCGGCAAGTGTTTTTTCCCCGTATTCCATCGCAAACGATGGGAAAGATACCAGCGACGCAACAGCCTCCGGCGGTAATGAGTCCGGGAATATTTCATTAAGGTGGAACTCCTCAAGATGGACGATTACAGGCTCAGTCATCTTCCATTTCTCCTACTGGATCGATGCTGACGATGGTCATGGGCTGCGGCAGGTCCTGCACGATACGGATGCTTCCATTCTCATTAAACTCGCCAGGCCACGGAACGGTAACTACGCCATTAAACAGAGGCGGCGCCTCATCCATATTGTCTGAGTAGTCTCGCGCGCGAAGCTTATCCAGATATTTTCCACCCTCATCGCCGAACTTACCGCCTAGCGTATCGATAAAACGCAGTCGTGCTTTGGCAAAGCGTTTAATACCCCCTTCCAGAGGCAAGGTGATAATTTCAGCCGCATTATTGATTCCGACGTGAACAACAGATGATGGCCAGTCCAGCGTGATGCTGCCTCCGCTTACCGTTCGCGATGCGTGCGTGGCGCCGTCGGTCACGACTGCCACCGTCTGCCCTTCCAGAAACCCCAGCCCGGAAATGACCGTTGTCGCAACACCGTTGTATGTCGCCATACAATCCAGCACTCGCGCCCATTCCTGGGTGATAAACGCGCTGTCATATTCCTGCAGCATATATTCCAGATAGCGCACCGTTGCGCCGTTTATGGTTCGTCTAACAACCATCCACAGCTCATCGCATCCGCCATCGATATCCGGAATGACCTTAATACTTTCCACCGCACCGCCGGTAGCATGCTCATGCCAGCCGGTGATGTTTTGCTCTGCGTCATAGGTCAGTCCCAGCAGTTTGCCTTCTTCCAGCAACACCCAAAGGATCCGGTTGGGCTCCTGCTGATACGCCAGAGCAATTATTTCAGACGTAAAAAGATGGGGGGCCAGAATGCAGGAATTGGTTGCTGAAAACGAGTCACTGCCCGAATCATAGGCGGCAATCATCACCTTGCGCCCAGCACGCTGCACAAACGCAACTCGATCAAAAAGGCGCTCTGCCTGCACTTCGTTGCTACCGATCGTACTGTTCAGCTCAACCTTTGTATTACCCGCGCCAAAAACGGAAGTCAGGCTTTGCTCGCCATAGGAGAATTCATACCCGGCAGTGCCGATAAATATTTTCCCTGCGGAGGCGACCAGCCATTGCATGGTGTCCTGAGTATCATCAATGCGATCATTAATCGAATCATCGCTTTCTGCCTCATAGCCATTTGTCATTGGGCTGAAGTTCTGCAGATCACCAGCGACACTGGACCATATTTTTTGTCGGCCAGCGAAGACCAGGCGTCCCCGGAAAAATGCCGCAAACTGGGGGTAGCGGAGAACATCAGACCAGTCACCGAAAGCGTATTTATACGTTTTCCCAACTGTGTTTCTGACGCTGGGTGGTAGTTCAGTGACGATCTTACCGGTTGCGGATGTGGCGCTATTGACCGCTGTTATCTCAATGATCCCCCAGCCACCGCCTGAATATCGCCAGAGCGACGCATCACCACCGCTTCCATCCCTGTGGGAGCCAGCTGTCCATGTAGGCTGCGTATTACCGGTCTTGGTGCCGTCCATGTCTTCGTAATATTTCCCATCTGAACGGCAGAAAACACCGGCGGAGAAAGTTTCTGATGTGCCAGCAGCCCAGGCGGGTATGTAACCGCTATGACCGGTATCATCATCCACTGCATCAGTGCTGGCTTCGATGTAAAAAAGACACCCTACATGCGCAGTCTGAAAAATATCTGTGTTGGCAGTGATGTTACACAGGCTTGTAGTGGTTGGGGTGCCATCAGGCAAATCGTTTCCATCCTCAGACCAGATCCTGAACTGGTCGGTATAAACGACGCTGGATTTGTCAGAATTAATATCAGCGAATGGGCCACCGGAAAAACTGGCCTCTGCCAGGCTCCAGTTGGTATTAGTGTTGCGCGTCAGCTTATAAACAGGGTAATTTCCATTTGTGCAGGTTATGTAAATCACGTCTGCTGACTGCTGCAGAGACAGGCCAAATTTCCCGTTACGGGTCAGATCATCAGCTCCCCATGGCGTATCAATTTCAAGAATGTTGTTATCGCCATCCAGCAGTTGCGCATGGTTGTACCAGAACCGGATGTATCCAGGGCCAAACTCCAGGATAAAAGCCTCCGTCGTACTAAACTGAAATGATGCTAACCAGACTCGGTCGCTGCTGTTTTTTACTGAACCGGCGTATTGCGTCCCGCCGCGGCGACGCGCGGGCCCCTGCGGTAGCGGTATGAAATTTTTCATGTACTTGACGGCGCTGGCCCACTTATCAAAATCTACTTGCCCATACATCACAGGCGAAAGTATTCCAGCATTAAAGCTGCGCTTTATAGGGCGGATTTTTGCCATTACAAACGAGCCTCCATCCAGGTTGAAGGTGGGAATTTCTCACTGGGCTTTTCTATTGCGTTTACGCGAATGGCTCCTGCGATGATCATCTGGAACTGCTGCAACAGCGATTCAACCAGCGTATCCTTGCCGGTCACCGCTTTACAGGAGCGAACTGCCAGCATACAAGCCAGCGCATCAACAAAGGTGGAGTCGAATTGTGATGCATCGGTTACTCTGGCCCGATAGCGCAAGCTAAGCGGTGGCTGTAGATCCGTCAGCAATTCCCGCCCCTCGATGCGATATTCAGCCGTGACCAGGCGGGGATCGTATTCAGAGAAATCACGCCCGTAATATCTGTCCCCCACCGATACCAGTACCATTAAATCAACGGGCAGCTGGTAAGCGTATTGATAGTCGATGACAGGCGTTTTGTTTAACGGGGTAAGCTGGGCGCTGCGGGCGCAAAAATTCCAGGCATATTCGCGCTGTAGTTTTTCGAGGAGAGGGTTGTAAATCAGGTTCATCACGCGCGTGTTTTTATCCTGCTCATCACGATCCATGAGATGGTCGGATCCCAGGAAGGAAACCAGCGCCAGATTCATGATATCTGTCTGACCGGTCATCATAATACCTCATAAAAAAGCAGGGGCCGCAGCCCCTGAAAACGCACTCACTCCACCCAAATTAAGCAATGCTGAGATTAAGCGCGGCGAACTCAACGTTATTAGCGTAAGAGCGCCAAGTCTGTGCATCTTTCGTTATGAAGGCATCTAATGCGCCAGCGGTGAACGGGCCTGTAGCGACCGTATATTGCAGGCTTAAAAAGCGTTTATAATTGGCCGAAGGCAGCGCCACCACGACAACCGGTTTACCTGCGACGAGACTGCCCAGCGCTTTCGCTGGAGTAGAAAAAATAACGGTTGGTGTATCGCTTTTGTCCTCATTGGCATAAGCGCGTAACTCAATCGCAAGCGTAGCCGCCCCTGCGGCCGTGAATGTCACCGACGGAGTCACAACCAGAAAAGTCGGCTCGCCAGCGCCAGCATCGATCACAGTGTTGTAATCGAATGCTGGGTTAAAATCGATGATGTTCGTGCTGGCCGCTGAGGCGGTGATCGCCTGAGAGTCAGAAAATTCAAGCTGGGCATCAACAAACATGGTTATCTCCTGAAAAAGTAAACCGGAAAATCGCCCCGTTAAGAGGCGACGACCTGAGCTTCCCCGATTTTTAACTGGTCAACCCGGCGCACCGGAACTTCGCCAAAGAACATCACACGACGTCCGCCAGCCATTTCCATTGTCAGGGTTGAGTTTTTCACGGCATCAACCAGCTGCAGACGCAGCATCGCGCGCAGTGTGCGGTTCATGTAATAAGCCGGGCTTACACCAACCAGTGACTGGATACGCTCTTCCGCGATAGCCATCAGTTTGATGAGGTTTGCACCCGCATTAGCGTTAGTATGCAGAGCGGTAACATCAATGTTGGCGATGCGTACGACGTAGCGCCAGTCGTGCAGCGCAATACCGAGATCCCAGGTATAGAGGTCCATCAGCGCCCGGAAGCGGTTGCCATCATCATCAAAGGCGTCGCCCTCGCCCAAATCACGATGAGTCAGACCGGCTTTTGAACCTTTCGGGAAAATTCCGTAGACCTTGTCAGGCGCCCATCCGATGAGATAAATCGAGGTGAGATTCGCACCAGTACCGCCGGCGTCGATGATGTTGTCGGCATTAGGCGCAGACAAATCGCTGAAGCGTGGAGCAATGCCCAGGAATGCCTCCGGTTGCCCAACAAGCGTACCGTTAAGCATCTGGAATTGAGCCTTCTGGTTCATCGCTTCCATGAATGGTTTAGACTGGTTGAAGCGAAAACCTGCCGTATTACCATTCAGCGCAGCAACCCGAACATCAACCTGAGAGCGGGCTTCAAGAAGACCGGTAGTCTCATCTACCTGCGCGGTAGTTGCCTTGCTTTCCGGAATACCTTTGTTCAGCTTGCGCCAGTACACAGCAGGTAAACCAGTACGGGTTGTGATGCGCGTTCCGGTCGGCAGGTTGCCTTCATAAAACGGGCAATCCCAGAGCATTTCGTTGTCCTGATCCAGAACCTCCGCGACATTCGCAGAAGTGCCATCAGGATCAAGCAATTTCGCTGCGTCCCAGAGAGTCGGTAAGCCGGTAAGTGTTGGCATTTAAAACTCCTTATTGCATGTTCGGCCACATGCGGTGGGCAATGTCTTTTTCTGCTGCATTACCCGTCGCTGCGGCTGTAACTGTTTTGTCTTCACCTAGCGCTTTACCGATCGCCAGGACTGCATTCACAAGGTCTGGGTCATTGAGTAATCCCGCAGTGTTGAATTTTTCAATCACAGCATCGGGGAAAAATCGCTGCACGGCGTTCTGGAGGATCGCTGTATTTGCCTCAACTTCACTTCCCCAGGACTTGATAACCTTTTCCCGGTTAGCAGCATTTTGATTAGCAATATTTTCCTGGGCACTTTTTTGTTGTTCGGCTGCATATTCGTTGAATTTAGTAATTACGGTTTCAGCCTGCTTTTTATTGAGCCCGCTTTCATGCATCCAGCTCAAGGCCGTATTTAAAAATGTCCCATCGCTGCCTTCCGGTGGCTTAATACCGTAGTCTTCAACTTTTTCCGGGCGCCCCAACTTCTCGTAAAGTTCCTGCCAGCCTTTTTCGTCGCTATCTTCTGGGAGTTTTTCGAGGAACGGCGCGGTGGTCTGCGACTGCTGTTGGGCGGCTTGCTGCTGCTGTTGCTGTCCCTCTCCCCCCTGCTGTTGCTGAGCGCCTGGATTTAAAAGGTTTTGTTGCTGGGCCGCATCGCTATTCTGCTGCTGGGCGGCAGAATCAACACCTGCGGCAGCGGCAGCGCCACCACCTTCCCCGCCTTCAATGGTTGCATTCATCAGACGGCGCAGGATTAAGCGTTCAAACAGATTCATTGTTGTCGTCCTCGTTAAGTTCGTTCATCTCTTCGGCGATCATTGCGGCAATATCAGATTGCGACAGGCCGAGATAGTGGTTTATGTGCAGGAAAACTTCCCTGCGGCCCTCCGAAACAAATACGGCGTATGGGTCGGTTTGCTGGGTCGTTGGGGAAATAGCGACACTGGAAGAATTGACGTGACAAAGTTTTGCCAAGAGTCGGATAACAACTTTCTGTTCCGGCGTCATGTTCCCCGGGGTGCCAAAGACTGACTGGAAAGCCCGCGCACGGTTCAGCGTGAGCCACAGACTTTTTATACGGTTCATCATTATCCCTGTAACGCTGGCGACGGCGCAGGTGTCTGCGCAATCTGATTGGCCTGGGCGAAATCTTTAGCTGCGGTTGCAGCCACCGGCGCTGCGGCAAGCAACTGCTGTAGTTGCAGCTGCTGCTGATCTGCAGCATCCTGCGCAGCCATTTCATCTTCGGTTTTAACCACCTGCAGCGGTGCACCACTGGCTTTAGCAATAAAGCGCAATGCGGCATCGCCATTCAGGGTGCGGGCGATATTCTGATCAAATTGTCCGATAGTGCCGGCAGCATTAACGACGTTCATAATCCCGCTCGCTTCTTCACTCATCTGCAGGCGCACCAGCGGGCTGGTGTATTCGATATCGTATTCGCCACCAATTTCTTTCAGTTGTTCGGGCGGTTCGGGCAGCAGTCCGTTCTGATAAGCAATGTCAATTTCCCGCAGGATAAGAGTCCCCAGAAACTCGGCCTGAATACGCCCGGCAGTCGGCGCCAGCAGCTGACCTTTTTCCTGAGCACGCAGCATCGCTTCTGTTGCAGTCATTTGCGGGTTATCAACGAGGATCTGGAAGAGCGTGATAAAAAAACCGTCGTTGATGGTCTGTCGTTTCTGCTCTGCCAGCGTCATCGCCACGCTAAAATCAGTAGCAGTATTCAGAGGTAAGGCAAGTGGTTTACCGTCCCGGTTCATTCCGCCGAAGTTCAGCGCGCCAGGCATCATTTTGAACGGTTGCAGAATGCCGTCTTCCGGTAACAGCATCGGCGGGCGCACGGCCATTTGCGCACCCTCGATAATGGCGCGGTTGATTTCGTTCAGCAGCTTAATATCCGGTAGAACAACCATTGCAGGTGAGCGTCCATATACCTCACCCGGCGCGGTGTAATAGCGGCTGATTGCATAGGGCTGTGACCAGTAGCCGCCCTCCTGCACAATCTTGCTTCCCTCCATGCAAATATGCACAGACCGGAATGGCATGCCCTCTTTGTCCTGCCGTGACATGTCACGTTTATCATTAGGTTCGACGCGGTGTAGGAAGTTAAATTGCTTTGACGGGTCGCTCTTCGCGGTCGTTCTTACCTGTTGAGGGAGATTTTCTTCGCCAAATTGCTGAATAGCCTGACGGGCGGTCATGCAATATTTACGGTGGACAACATCGATCATCCCCTGGAAATTCTCAGTGAAATAAATTTCTCGCAGGTGATAAGTGCAATAACGCGGGCCTTTTCCGATCACGTTATCAACGAACGTGCAGCCGGTCCCAAATGCACCCGAGGAAATATAATGCTCATGAGATTGCGAGGCGAAATTAGCCCACGGTGCATAACGGAGGCGGAAGAGAATATCGCGAACCTCCTGGAAATAACGCTGTACCTCTTCATCATTAGCGAATCGCTCATTGCTGAGAGTGTGCCATTTCTGTGTTCTCGGGGTGATAACTGATTCGATGGCCGCTCCGAATTTTTGCAACGCCAGCGCGCCGGTAGCATCTATCGCTTTCTCGGTACGTTTACCGCCCTTCTGCCTGGTCCCTTTGAACTCGGCACTGCGTGGTAGAATGCGCTCTGCTATTTCCTGCCAGTGCTGCTCGAATACGGAACGATCGGTTTCCATGCTTTTTTGCTCACGCAGTATCCGGCCGATACGCTCTGATTCATTTTCTTGTGTTTTTTGGTCTGACATCAGTTGTCCCCATACAGATCCCAGTCGGAATCAGCGTAAAACTGCTGGCTATGTCCAGGAGGGTTATAAGGATCGTAATTGGACTGGGCAAATTGCTGGGTTGTGTGGCGGTTGCCGCTACGCAAAGACTTACTGCCTACTGCACCATAACGGAATGAGTCTGCGCCGTGAGACGTCCAGTTATGCAGAGGGGTTGGCTTATACATTTTTCGAGTGTCGTCCCACTCTTTTTGATACTGTCCCAGAGCCTCCAGGCCTTTTTCGCATTTGGTTTTGTCGAACCAACAGGATCGCAGCATCATACGCACCTCGCTGATACCATCATCAACCGATGTGGCCGGCAGTACCTTGCAGCGTATCCCCAGCTTGCCCAGCGTCTCTTCGCGTGATGCTCCGGTGCTCAGTTCTCGGGCGCGGACATCGTGCGGGAAGAAATGACGCTCAGCATAGGTATACGGTTTCTCGCGCAATATTTTTACGTAGTGCTCCAGGCCAACGCCGGACGATTCGTAATAATCAATGACGCGTACCTCTTTGCCGATAAACTGATAAAACCAGATAGCCGTTGCGTCGCCAATGCCCAGGTCCCATGACGTGTAAACCTCATACTGGGGATCCCACGGCACATTCCCTATTTGCCCGGCCTTCTCCAGACCAACCAAAATCGATGAGTAATAGGCGCCGGGTATTGCAGCGTTCCAGTCACACATGTATTCCTGATTGAACAGAGCTTGCCCCTCTTCCTCCCCGCGCTCTGCCTGCATCTCGCGCAACTCCTGAGCGAGTGTTTCCGGTGGGATGTGCAGCGTAATATCGGCGCTTAAATGATCACAAAACCAGTTGTCAGGATCCTTTAACCCACCCTGGAACATTTTGTAGAAGTGGTTTTTCCCGCGTGGCGTGGAGACAAAAAAAGCCCAGCCGCCGTTATCAGCCAGTATCGGTCGCAAAAATGCCCACGCAGAGGGGTTACTTAGCGCCCATTCTGAGAACACAATCCCGACATGACCGGAACCAATTAGCGCGCCATAGTTGTCGCTGCCGACTGCCTGCCAGGTGGAACCGTTGATGAATTCGATCATCATCTCGTTATCGAGCGTTTTTCTTCTCAGTTCATGAGGAAAAGCCTCATCGATACGCAGACGCCCAGTTCTCGGGTTAACTGCCTTCCAGATAGCCTTTCTTACCTGGTTCGCCTGCGGCAGGCAGTGGGCATAGTTCCCGACACGCTCGAATGCCTTACATGCTGTCATGTGCAGGCTGAAATCGTCTTTCCCGTAACGGCGAGGCCAGCAAAGCGCCGCTCTTTTTTTTCCACCCTGAATTTCAGCCCATGCCCTTCGCTGATGTGGGCGTGGAGTCCAGTTGTTCGCCGGGAGAATAATTTCTGCCATTTATTCACTTCCTATTCACTCTACTGGATAAAATGCCGTGTTTTTTCTCATTCAATCGATTAACCAGGCAATTGAAACGCCTGGCTATTCTTTTTCGTTGAAGTGCTTTACCTTGACAGTCATTTCCAGATCACCCTCAACAGATTTTTTCTCCACCAGCCCAAGCTCGCGGGCAATGATGTTGGCGTTAAGCAGATCAGCGGCAGCTCCGGAAAATTTCTGCTCATAGATGAGGTCTTCCACTCGCGTAGTGATCGGGAGTAAATCTTTATTCTTTGCGTATGCTTCCCACGTCTTCCGGTCTATATCGAGGAACAGAAACAAGCCGCTAAGCGTCATAGCACGCATTTTCGGGAGTCTGGCTTTAGTGATTTGTCCCTGAAAACTGAATGCTTTGGTTTCCCACAGAGGATGTTTTTCCACCCAGTCGAAATATTCACAGCAGGCATCCCACAGCTTTTCAGGATCAGAGAACTTTGGGTTTCTCCCGTGCTTGCTGCGTGCCAGCCAGAATTTATTGCCCTTTGGCGCTGCCATATCTCATTACTCCGTGTTACGACGGGTGTATTTCCGCTTCTGCTGAATTTCTTCGGGATCGCTTTTTGGCTCTTCAATTTTTTCATCGTGTGGTTTTTCTTCCGGGTAAAGCGACAGGAATGCATCCACGACAGATGTGACAATGTCTTTAGCTGCCTGCGTTCCATCCGAACCGCCGGGCCAGCCAAAATTTTTAGCCAGAACAGCGCCAGCACTTTTGACGATCTCCACCTGAATACTGGTGTCTAACTCATGCAGTTTTTTCACTGTTGTCTTCCTCTTCAGGGATGAGAGCCATAGCGGCCATCATAATTTTCAGTTCAGGGGCGTCGCCGTTTTTTACTGCGCGTAAAATCACACGGTCAGAATTGCCGTTCGCGTACGCAGCTGCGCCGTACATGGCTGTATTGAGGTGCGCTTTAAGGAAGCGGGCTTTCATCAGCTCCAGCAGTTTTTCGGCTTCTTCGTCATTAAGGGTGATCATTTGTTACTCCGTTTCTGGTGTTTTCTGTCAAGGCCACCAGGGGAGATGGCCTTTGCGGAAATTACTCAACGATGTTCCAGTCTTCGGCTAGGACATCAGTCTGACTAGCCAGCCACGGCACTAATTTATCGTCCGCTGTTTTCATGGCAATATACGGCAGTTGTTCCGGTGCGCGTTTCGGGTCTCCCTGCGTCCCCTCCGGCAACTCAAAGACGCGACTGCAAAAGCAAGGAGTGTTGCCAGTGTGAACGGCTTCACTGTGCGGCTTAACATATGTCAACCACATCCCCTTACCGTTCCAGCCAGCGCGGGCAACTTTTTTACCCTTCTTGAGCGCTTCAATGGCAAGGCCGAAACTTAGCCCTGATACCGGACGGTAAGCCTTTTCGAATACATCTTTCGGACTCCAGCTAACGTAGCCATCAAAGCGATCGGTGTTAGGTTTTCCGCCATCCAGATACTCAACCAGATAGCCTTCATCCGCGCCGTTCTCGTCGGCAGGAAGCTGCCAGCCGCGGAAAGCGTTATACTCGTGGCGGGTCATAGGGAACGCATTAATTAATTTGACGCCAATATGTTTAGTCATTGGTCTTTCCTCATTGGTTGGGTGTGAGAGTGTTTACTGCTTATTTCCACTGCAGTGCGTAGCCGCCATCAGAAAAGGCTTTACGCAGCTTCTCGATCACTTCATCGCTTTCGCTGTGGAATCCAGAATAGGAAAGGAAGTGTTCGAAGTTTTCCTCTTCGGTATGACCGCCAGAGTCATGCAGGCGCTGTTTCAGGGCGTAACCCATAAGCGGCCACAGCTCGTTTTCTGCATTTTCGATGGCTATCTGCTCACCAATTTCAGCGTCATCGTTTTCTGAAGAGGCTGAGCATGAGGGTCTGCCAGTCACAGCAAAACCATTTTTCGTGGTCAGTACGGCCCAACGGAGTACCTGACCTGATACGGAAACGTGTTTAACGATCTCTGTATTGACGATGTTTTCTTTAAAATCATCCAGCATAACGCGGGCCGCGGTTAAACCTTTGGATTTGATTTGCTGCTCGATATCTTTGTCGCTCATGGTGTTTACTCTTTTGGTGGTTGTCGTGCACTCCGCAGCAGCAGAGTGATCATGTAGTTTTTGCTGTGGCGCCGGCAGGAGTCGAAAAAGCTTTCACGTTTGCTCATAGGGATTTTGTTTCCGGAAAACTTCTCCGCCAGCTCTGCCGTTGGGAAATAAATGCGACGTGAATTTCGTCCTGTTTCGTTGTGGGCGCGGAATATAAGATTGTCTTTAAGCAGACTGTCCAAAATAAAAAATACAGTGCTGCGTGACATACCGAGCGAATACATCACTTCGGCAGACGTTACCCCTTCCGAACAGGTGCGAATAAGCTCAAGCACCGCAATTTTTTTTCTGGTTAAACCCGACATAGGCGCAATACCTTCACTTCAGTCGTCACCTGATCGAGCAACTCCAGTTCGGTACCGTATTTGCCCTCCCATGTCTTTTGTCCGGCATGAATTGCCACGCCAAAACCGCCAGTGCGGTGATGTGCAGGGCAAAGGGGCAAGGTTCTTTTGTGATTTGCGCGCTGGCCAGCGCCCTGCCCGGTTCGGATGTGGTGAATTTCTGCCGGAGTGGAACCGAAACCGAGATTGCGACAGACAATGCAACCCAGTTCGGCTACGTCTGACAGCCAGTCTTTATCATCTTTAGTCATGGTGGTGACCTCAGGCCGCATAACTGAAAAGCTGAGAGGCTGCGTTTTCTGCTGCCTGCTGCGTTGGGAAGGCGCGGAACAGAATGAAGTTCCAGAGAACGTCGAGGACTGACTTATAAAGCTGGGAGAATTCAAGGTCGTCCATTTTGGCGAACGATATGGACTTTGGCTCTTTGCGGATGGTGCCATCAGGCATCTGATATTCGTTATAAAAACCAGCTTCGATGGTTACCCAGGCACGAAACGCCTCGAATGATTTAACAGCGCTGATATTCCCGGCGCGTTTTTCCGCCTCATCGCGAAGATATTGATCCGCCAGTTCCTGCAATGTGTCGCCGTGCCCGGCATAGTGGGCCACCAGCTGCACGTAACCACGAACCAGTTTTTTATCGGCTGGCGATATTGCACCGCCGGAAGGTTGCCAGTAATCAAATCCCAGATTCAGGAGGGCAAAAAATTTGCGGTGAAATGCCGGGTTTCTTGCCTGCTTAAAATCAGAGTAAAGGACTGCCCCCAGGCGAATTTTCTTCACAAACTCGCGGGCGTCTGGAGATGCAGGGATTAATACATCGCCTGCTGATTTGATAAATGAATACTGCGCCATTGGGTTCCCCTTTAGCGCAGCAATTGTTCAGAATTACATTGTGTTGGGTGTTCAGGCCAACAGGGTAATTATAGCATAGTACCGTCTGGTTTGATAATAGTGTAACCAGTCAATTTAGCTAACTCAAACAACGCGTTAAGTGTCGCCACATGCTCATCAGAGTGGACTATTCTGGTCTTCTTGATCTTCCCATTTTCACACGTTATCAGTACATCGCCATCGTCGGGGAGAAGGTCTCCTGCGTCTTTCTTATCAACCACTACCTCTCCCTCAACAAATACTGTATAAAATTACAGTATATATACTACCAACTGACAGTGTGCGCAAATTTTTAAGAGCACTAATCGTTAAAAATCAACAATAAACCTCAAAATATCCGATTGAATTAAAAAGAAAACCGCCATTTCTGACGGTTCTGTTTTATCTGGTATGGTTGTTCGCTATGCTGACAGTTTGGTTTCGTGCCAACCTCGCGTTACCCAGCATTGCGAATCACCAACGCACGGGCACGAGGTGATCGGCAGCGACTCACCGCACTTTCCACACAGGCGTTTACTGATCGATTTGATGTGGCCACTAAGCCGAGCATCATCCTGGCGGATCAGTAGCGCTTGTACTCCGCCATTTCGTACGGATCACGACCAGGTCGCCGGGCGGCGCAGTTACGCGCCAGCATGTCCAGTTCCTGCGCATCGAGAACCAGCTCAATTTTCCGGTTGCCGGCGGCAGATTGCCGCGCCCTCTGCGCGGCTTTACGTTCTGCGGATGATTTAGCCATTAACCACCCCAGTTAGCTGGACAATCGTTTGATCGCATGGCGGAGCATTACCTGTGCATACAACGCTGGGGCAAGCACCTGTGGCATTTTCGAGTAGCCTGCGCCAGAGAACAGTCTACGTATTTCTTTCGGTGCCGCGCGCAGATTATCGATATTGTTATTATTTAAATCATTATCCAGATGAATAACCGAATAACCGGGAGGTAACTTTCCATGTACGCATTCATATACGTATACATCGAGTCTGATTTTTTCTTTATTAACAGTGATGTACTGGGGAAGAATACGTTTCCGGCCTTTAGGCTCGCGAGTCCATCCGCGAGCTATCTTTACATCCTTGATATTGTCAGGCTTTTTATCGGTACCAAATCGTCTGTTGAACCGTTCTGTAAGTTCAGCATTCGTTAGATTCCTATTGGCATAAATGAAAGTTAGCTGCTCATCGGTATAGCGCGGCTCAATCAAAAACTGCTTTCCTAGCCCATGCGATTTACACCAAATACGGATAGCCCCAACGCTCTTATTAGTACAAAATTGAGCGTTAAACATTTCAGTTAATTCACGCGCAGTAGAACTTTTAATATGCCGCTTTATAAACAATTCTTGGGCTGGAGAGTATTTTTCTATCATTTTTCGATCCCCATAATCTTAGGCACATTCCCCGCTGTGCCGTCATAAATAGCCTTCTGAGCATCGAGGGCGACGCGATAAGTGCCCACCATCACCCCAACGATTTCCACTACCGCTTTAGCCCTCGATAACTCTTCCTGAAGCAGTTCGCCTTTGATGTTGGGATCGGTGACGGTTTCCAGCATTGCGAACTGGTGATTCATTAAGTCCTGAATTGTGTTTTTCATGGCTAAGCAACCTCTCCGATATATTCTGCAATGCCCGGCAGCAGCGCCACCGCTGGCGATTCACACTGATTGCCCCACACATCGAAACCATGCGATGACTGGCGGGCGAATAACTCAATACGCGGTACATCGCCCAGCAGCTGCACCAGCTTTTCCCGCACGATATCCGGTTTGCGCGAATGCTCCAGACGCGGGGCCGTGAATGACTGAACGATCCCTGCATCCAACCGGGCGGGTAATTTCCCTTGCACAGCGAAAAGACAATCCTCGCTGTTAGCCCTGGTTAAATGGCCCATTCCCAGGGCCATTTTGTTGGTCTGC